CCGCGCGGAATCGCATCAGTGCCTGCGTTGTACTATCCACTTGGTCGTCATTGTCTCCATTAGGAAACGCTGCACACTCTTCAATCAGATCCTGTGCCCACGTCTCATCAGGAGCCCAGACCATACCCGCTTCTAAAATCGGGGCTACGGCATGCGCCCGTGAAATCTTATCCTGACCGGCACGCCGACCGCCGGGCGAATACATGGTCACCGGAATACCCATACGCCGAAGTTCCTGCTGTAGCGTGATCCCTGTCGCTTTGGCCTCGATCAATACATTATCCGGCTGCCAATACTTATACTGGTCCATTGCCTCACGCTTGAGGTCTGGAAAGTCCCATCGACCCTTTCTCACGTCCATCAACAACAGATTCGGGCCCGAATCCTCATCAGGAAAGAACACGCCCCACGTCGTGATAACAGAGTAATCCGCCGTCTCCTTCTTGGAATACGCCGTGTCATAAGACTGAATGATGTACTCTACGCCGGGCAAATGTTCATGTTCCCACTCTCGCCACCATTCCCGCTTGAGTATCGCGCCCTCGTCAGAAGTCGGTCTCTGCTGGTACATCGCGTTCCATTTCTGCACCGACATAGATGCTCGGACCGCGCGGAGTTCCTCAAGTTGCCAGAAACTCGGCCAAAGGGCGCGCTCGTTCTCCTCGCCCTCATCAAAAACCGCAGGAAACTCTATCACCTCCCACTGGTCCGCGCTGAGATTGCTTTGGGACTTTAACAACCGCGCCGTAAGATCCTTGGTCCCCCAACGAGTCATCACGATTACGATAGCCCCGCCGGGCTGTAGTCTGGTCCGTGGTCCAGAGGTATACCATTCCCACGCATTGTCCAAGGCAAGCATAGACTGCGCGTCCTGCTCCGAGTGAGGATCGTCAATAATCAGCATATCCGCACCACGGCCCGTCATTGCTCCACCAACGCCCACGGCAAAATACTCACCACCCGCGTCAGTGTCCCACCTTCCGGCGGCTTTACTATCAGCCTTCAAGGAAACCTTAGGAAAGACCTCCGTATAACGGTCCATGTCCATCAAGTTACGCACCTTACGACCAAACCTCACGGCTAACTCGCCGGTGTGCGTGGCCTGAATGATCTTGGTCGTTGGACGACGGCCCATGAGATAGGCCGGAAGCAGGTAGGATGCAAACTCAGATTTGGTGTGTCGAGGAGGCATGTTCACGATCAAGCGTTTTAGCGTGCCGTCGGCTATGCGGTCAAAGGCTTTAGCCATTATCTCGTGATGGCTACTGATTATCGCTTCAGGCCACACGTACCGAGAGAAACCAATAAAGTTTTGCTGTGCGTTTTCTTGCCCTTCAAGAAGCGCGAGTCGAAGCTCTAGTTTTAACCGCTCCGCCTCAACGTCTTCAATGCGATTAGCTATCTGCATAAAAATCCGTTTTCAAAAAAATTGCGAAAAATTTTTTGGGGTTTTGATTTTCTAACAAAGGGGGGTGGGTTGCAAGGTAGTTTCACGTGAAACCGAAAGCCATTTTCGTTTTAGCCGAAACTAATTATGCGAAATCTGGCCCTAGCTGTCTTGCTCAGGCCGAGGGCTAAAAATCTCGATCAAATGCGAATCATTCTCATTTAATGGCCCAAATCGACCAAAAGGGACCCGCCCCCGATGGCCCGTGAGCCTTGCTCCAAGCTAAGTGTTTGATTTGTCTAGGCTTTAGATTAAATCGCTATTTCCGGTAATAGGTATTACCGGAAATAGTGAATGATTCTCATTTGCAAACGAGCCATAATCGTTTGAGCCCAGAGCAAGCGTAAGCTCTGGGCTCGGTTTATTTCTCCGAGGTCTTTTCAGGCGTAGATTTTATCAAGAGCCCGTATCCCTCAATCCACGTGGCTTGCGTCTTCATGTACGTCTAAGCGACTAATAGCTGGCGTAGCACAGCCCAATCAACAGCGTTCAGGGGCCACACAGCTAACGCCTGCGTGCTTAATCCATCAATGGCAAGGGCTTGGGATTGCCTCCCGTGATAGAGCAGGAGGCGCTTCTCTGAAGCTTTGAGCGTGCCTTTGGGGTGCCACTCAATCAGTATGTACGTCGGCAGTCTCAGGCTGGCGTGCTTCATCGCGAAGGCTATCTGGTGAGGGGACAACCTGACCTTGCGTCCGCTCTTCACTACCTTCAGCTCCACCATCACGTACTTCGGCGGCAGTGCTATCAGACAATCCGGTATCCCCAGATTGATCCGATTCTCCAGCCGGACTATCACTGAGTCCGGCAGATTCTTCTTGAGCCTGTCGTGTAGCTGGCCTTCTGGACCTTTCGCCATCCTTCATCGCCTCCAGCATGCTCGTTGGTTCTTCGATCTGTTCAGGGGTTATGTCAAGTATCTCGGTAGGTGGTGGACCGCCGTACATCGCTTTGATTTCTTCAAGCTTGCGCTTAACGTCTTCCTTACTCATCGAGTCAATAGTTCCGTGCCTGATTTCTTTTCTATCAATGTAAATCGTACCTAGCGCCTGTCCTCTTCGGAACTCAGCAGCGACAGCAGCAGAGAAATTCTTAGCCTCTAAGGCTTGGTTACGGATAATCAATAGGTCCTGCATGTGCCGCTCATAACTGGTTCCGTATTTCTCGGCCAGCTCATGCCGATACTCTTGAATAGCTGCCACAACATGCGGGTTCTTTTTAGGGTCCGTCAGGATAGAAGCAACCGACGCTGCGCCCTTCTCAGCATAGCCGGCATTGATCGCCGCCTCTCGAAGCGACAGAGGCTTCCCCTCCTCTTGACAGAGTTCTTTTATAAACAGCCATTGCTGTGGGGTGACTACTCGCTTTTGTTTTGCCAAGGGCTCGACCTCGGCGTTGTTAACCTTTTCCATGAGTTTCCTTCGATGGGTTTTCTTGACGGGTACAGCATTAAAGATGTCTTTTTTAGCCACTAAGCAGTCCTCCGACAGATCCAGCCCTCAAGACTATCAGAAGGACGCACCGTAAAATACCGACCAGCGTAAGACGGGCTCCGATAAAACGTCAACAGGGCACTGCGAACTTTGCAGGCTTCGGCAGGGCTATACACTCGAAAATAATCGTTCTTAACCATGCTTTTAAATGGATAACTGCGTTGACCTTTCAGGCCACCGGCTGGACGAACAAAATGCTCTCTTGGAGCTATTCCAGTGTTAGGACAGGGCTTGTCTTTTTTCTTCGGCATTTGAACACAATAACACATTTCTATAGATATGTATTTTGAAAAAAAAAAAAAATAAAACCAAAAACTCGCCCGCGCGCGACTTATAGGATTCTTGACAATCATTACGTCATTACGTCTGTAAAAAATAGACGTAATGGTAAACGTAAGGCTACAGTCCACGTATTTAAAGGATCGTTACGTCAAATACGTCTGTAGGTATGTATTCGATAGACATGTTAAATTCACTTTTGTTTTTCAAAATACATATCTATAGAGATAAACGCCTAAAAATGACCCTTGGCCCGTGGTCCGTGACACTCCAAACCCCGTACTATAAGGGCCTCACAGCCATACGCCTACCATTTCACAGACGTAATGGCCCGTGGTCCATGAATCACGTAAAACCGCCACAGGCCGCGTATTTGTTGGCCTTACGTCACCCTTACACTACCATTACGCCTCGCTACGGCAAAACGCCGTTTTTGGCCCTTTTTTAACGGTGCTGTAATTTGCTGTAATGTAAAAATAAATGACTTCCACTAGTAAATAGTAGTTGACACCCACAATTTTATGCCTAATAATGTAGTCACTAATCAAGACTAACCCAGAAAGGAGACAGCAAATGGCACTACGAAACATTGTGGAAGAAAACGCGAAGTACACAGTCTACGAGGGCAAAAACATCCTTGAAGGCTACAAGCCAAACGATCAATTGTGCGTAAACGGGTCTTATTACACTTTCTGTGATGTGTTCAGCTTTGCGTTAGAATCGGGCAACTGTCCGCTTGAAGGGCTTAAAAGAGCAGAAGGGCATGGTCACAAGGTCTACTGGTTAAATCAAAACTGCATAGCTTTGTCAGCCAGTAAGACGGAGGAGAAAAAGCCTGCCTTCTCAGTCTCAGTCGGCGATGAGGTTAAATATGCAGGCAAGATATTTAAGGTAGAAGAGGAACCTAACGATAATCTGGCACTGATCGAAGTCTAACCTAACCGGCCCCTTCGGGGGCCAATACCAGAAAGGAGAAAGACATGATAAACGAATTAGAATTAAACCATGAGGACAGGCAGGCTAAGTTAGCTTTGGACCTGATGCAACAACAGTTCCAAGAGTTCATAGAAATGAAGCAGGAGGGATTAATCCCAGAGGCTAAAACCTTTGAACAATGGGCAGGTAAATCACAATAAGGAGACGGGTATGATCTGGGAAAAAGTTATTGTTGATTGGTGTGATGAATACAAATGCTGGACTGTGGGCACGTATGACAATGAGGGCAACCGTCAGCATTTTTCAGAGCAACATCTTAGAGAATGGGCTATTGATGATGCTAAGATTTTAGCTTTTGAAGACCAAGTTGGACCGCAAAGAGCCCCTAAAGTAGAGGTCTACAGCAAAGCAAATAGACTTATCAAAACTATTTGCGATTGGTAGTAAAAAGTAGTTGACAGTAGTATATAACCTATGGCACTATCTCTACATCGGATTGGCCGACACTAGAAAGGAGACAGACATGACAGACCTACGAGAATGGACACTTGAAAAGAATAACCGTAACCGACCCGCTAAAAATAAAGGGTTTGAAGTCGTCAAGTTTATAACTGACGGGGAATATCGAAAGAGTGAAAATTTGGGCATATCATCAGAGCACCATGACTCAGTAAATCTTTTTAAAAAGCTTGGAAAGGATGTGCAAATAGTCATCGTTAAATGCGCGCACAATTCCTTGAAGCATCACTTTTTTGCTTTCGGATCAGAGGCTGACATCAACCGGCCACTCTACAGGCAAGCGGGTAAGCATATAGTTCCTCAGGACAGCAAGTTCAGAAAGTTTGCCATCGAAGATGGACTTATGACCGAGACAGATACCCACTACTACGACGTCTGGCATGACTGGCAGTCATCAGGGCATGGTTGGACTGATCCTGAAAACATAGCTATCGAGGAGGTTAAGAAATACCGAAGACAAGAGGCCGCCAAACAGCGACAGGTCGAGGCGGGTGACAACGTGGAGTTCCATGCTAATCAAGCATGGAGAGAGGGCATGGTCCTAGCGACTATCGAAAAACGCGCTCTGATCGCTTACAGGATGCCTGCTGGTGCAGTTTACATGGTCCTGATAGACCACAACCCCGACGTACCGCCGGCCAAGCGTGGGCTAGGATATAGAGAATCAGACCCTAGTTCCAGTTACATCAAGGCCCATCGATACGGCCCAGACTACCAGTCGATTTCTGCAAACGCTCTAAAGAAAAATCCAAAGTGGATGGCTGAGGTCCAAAAGTTTGACGGGTTTGAGGACGGCAATGTCGAGCAGGGCCTTCGGTTTTTAGGAGAGGATTTAGAGTAGTAAATAATAGTTGACGGTGGTCTCGTAGTATGAGACCATCTCCCTTGTCGGATTGGCCGACATCAGAAAGGAGAAAGATATGACAGACCTAGTTAATCAACTTATTCAAGGCTCTCACGACGCTACAGCGTTTGTAGACTACGTGGAGGACTTCTACGGTAAAGACGGGTTATACGACCTCGGAGCAACTCGTGACG